GAAATACATATCAACACCAGCATGACTACCGACTATGCCACAGTTTTGACCTAGCTGTCTCAGGCCAAATGTAAAAGGTGGTCCAATAAATTGTAAAGCATGTAGAGAAGTATCTGTCCACACAAGTATTTGACCTCTAGATCTTTCTGCGGCCACGATCCGTGATCCATCAGCAATTCGCAAAGAACCTGCAGTATTTTCTGCTGTGGGTTGATATGTATTTCTATCTTCTTGACTAGAAAATCTTAATAGTAAATCATCTTGAGTATTAGTGTTACCTATCGTTCCTTCAGTCCCCATAAATATAATGTGTCTATCTGGTGTGGAAACTAAACCTAGTCTTGATGCGGTCGGTGCATTAGCTATTGCAGTAGCTCTAGTTGTTACTCCATCATCTGGATCCCATTCGAAAGCACCACCATTGAGAGCTGTAGCGATTAATATCTGACCAAAGTTATCAAGAGACCATTGTCTTGCCTCCAAGGTGACATTTGATGTAGATCTTGGAGTGTTCCATGTAGAAGCGCCATAAGTATCTGTGCCCCATCCAAAAGCTGGTAAAGAAAATTCAGGGCCAGGATTTATCTGATACTTCATATTACCTGTTCCTCCACCACCTGATGTTGAACCAGAAGCTGTGCTTGTATGTGTAACAATATATGCCGCTGTGTTTACGACAGATGTGACTTCAAACTCTTTGTTCATGTCTAATCCATCTATGGCACTAAACGAGTCAAAAGTAACAAAACTACCTGCTACACAACCATGTCCTGAATCAGATACCAGTACAGATGTCGTGGCATTAGTTGTAAAAGGGTTGGTTCTAGCTTGTGTTCTTCTAAGAGGTGTTATGTCATAAGCTAAACCCTCTTCAATTACATATAATTTTCTATCAGTGCCTATTGCATTATATCTTGTCCCATCTAAGGCAACATATGCATGTTGATCTCTAGCAACGCCTACAAGAGTTGTTGGTATGAACTTCTCCCAACCCTTAATTTTTTGAGCAGATCCTTGAAAAAAACGAACCATATCACCATCAGTCCACTTACCCTGACCTGTATAGTCAGTCACTTCTTTGTTAATACCTGGTGCTGGTCTAAAATTTACTAAGGGCATTTGACTATTATACTACTTTTTTTCTGCTAGTAAACTGCCCACGTGTCCTTTGAAAGCTCTGTTACCGAAATGTGTTAGAGGCATTGCCATATCAGCCCAGATCTCTCCTCCGCATTCCTGCCAAAGTCTTGAGAAGTAATAATCCTCTGATAAATATCTTTTTTGTGGTTCACCTTTTAAGGCTTTTGTTAAATAAGGCCCAACTGCAAATAGATCATAACAGTTATCAGACCTATACGACTTACCATTAATTATTTGATCAGACTCATATTTTCTCTCTGGAAACCTATCCATCATGGTTTTGAAAACTTCTCTTTTTACCAACATCATACCAGTAGCAGCCTCACTTACTTTACAAAAGCCATCCTCTAAACTTATGTTTAACGGATCGTCAAAATTAAGATTATAACCCAAAGCTTTAATTTCTATTTCTTCTTCAGATGCATCTGGTTTTTCTTTTAATATTTTTGCCATTTTTTCGAAATGTATGTGTTTTCTAGGATATATGCCACAAACCACATCTTTATCAAATCTTACTAACCTATCTATATTTTGCCATGTAAAACCAATATCAGAGTCTATAAACAATAGATGAGTGGCTACAAAGTCTTGAGAGTCAAACATCTGTGATACGATTGTATTTCTAGCTCTTGTGATTAAACTCTCATTACCTATTGTTTGAAATCTCATATGCACTCCAGCAGACAACGACCATTGTTGTAAGTCTAATATTCCATGCATTGTCGCTTCAGACAACATCCCGCCATACATAGGCATACCAACAAATATTTTAAAATTTTTATTCTTTATTTCTTTTTGATCAATCATTTTTTAAATAACCAACATTTGGTCTTTTGTCATAAGCCCATTCTGGATAGTGTAACCCTTCTGAATCTATGTAATGTAAAAATGCTTGTGCACAATGATCACCTGTAAATTTGTTTCTCCAATGAACCAACTTCTCTCCCATATATACAACACCATCTCCAGGGTTAAGAGTTATTTCTTTTTTCAAACTATATCCATTATCTAAGTCATGATCTTTATTGAATTCTCCAAAGTATATAGGCCAAGGATCTCCACCAAGATTTACTGTTATAGAATACTCACAAGAGGGTCTATCTGTGTGTGGTTTCAGGTTTTCGCCTTTAGTATAAACACGACAATAAGAATAAGTAGGACAAAGTTTTTTTTGTGTTACGTATGATATTTTTTCTAAAAGCACAGAGGACAATGTTTCTATGGCAGTATCTCCGTAACAATATCTTACGTAAGTATCACTATCATCTTGACCAAAAGGAACGTTTGTACAGGCTTTTATAACTAAATAATTATAAATAAAATTAGTTAAATCAGGACTAACTAATCCTGGTATATGTGCGTAACTATTTTCTTTAAAATAATTTATTGGGTCCATATTACTAAAACTTTTCTTTGACCCTTTACTACTGGTGCAACTTTGTGAGGGTACATAAAGTTAGAAGGAAAAACAATTGCATCTCCCATATCTAATTTAACACCCTTTTCTTGATTTTGTACAAATAGTTCTCCGCCAGCATATTCATCAACAGAATTTAATCCTACGAGAATAGTTAATACTCTTGGGTTTTCTTTAAAATGATCAGTGTGATAATCATAATGTGCTTTCATTTTAGAGTCATAGTAAAGAAATTGAAAATAATTTTTATTACTAGAATAAAAGTTACAAACTTTATCTTGATATTCTTGATTTATAGTTGCCGCAAATCTTTTTAAGTCATTATATATTATTCTTCTAGAAACAGATGAGCCAATGTTTTCCTCTTCAAAAGGTGATGCTTTTACAGATCTTATATTTAAATCCTCTCCAGATGCTATGGTGCCATTACCCCAGACTTCAACAGATTGATAAATCTCCTCATTAATTAATTTAATTAAAGGTTTCTTCATCACTTTTTTCATTGTGATGCAATATTCTAAAACGTCTTTTTTAAGATTAAGCACCTAGTACGTTATTTTTTGCTGTGGTAGCTGACGCTTGTGCTGCTGTTTGTGCTGCAGCTACATCTGCGTCATAAGTCTCTGATGAAGAATCTAGGTTTGCTAGGGCGTTATCGTACTCTGTTTGATAAGTTGTGTCATAAGTTTTTTCACCGTTCCAACGTGTTACCATTGTATTAGCCCATGCAGGTAAACCACTTGCATCAGCTATGGCTGTGTTGTCTGCTGTGCCTACAAATTCAATGTGTCCTGTGTTAGAAGAGGCATTGTATTGCAACGCATGAACATCTGAGGGAATAATATCACTTGCTGTAATATTTAAATAGGCTGAGCCATCTATAATAACGTCAGCTTCTGTATCTCCTGAGTATTCTCTTGGACCGTTATTTGCGTTTGCTGGATTTACCCCAGCATCATTAATAATAGTAAGTCTATTATTTATTGTTACGGTGTTTATTGTTATTGCCATTTTTTTTAACTACCTTTTTAGATTCTTTTTTCTTTTTAACATTTTTTTTATTCTGAAGCAACTGCATATCCTCATCCATATCCTCACCATTTGCTAATGCGTCTTGACTTTGTGCTATTTTACTCCAAAAACTGCCTACTGGGTTCTGTTTCTGCTCCTCTTGTTTGTTTTTTTGATCTACTAAGGCTAAAGTTACCATATTAGCTTTAACCATTTCATTTCTAAAAGACTCTACAGCGGAGTTAGTTTGTATCTGTTTGCCTGTATTTTCTACTAAAAGTAATGGTATCCAAGCTATCGAACATCCCCACTCTTGCACGTTGGCTCCGCTTTGTGGGTTTTTTCCTTGTAACATATTATACCAAACACATTGGTGTTTAATGCACTTTTTATTTAGTAGAGGGCATTTACCATCAGGGTCAAATATGGGCATTTAGTTGAAGGTTATATTAATCTTTTTGACATGCAATAACATTTGCAAATTTTAATTCCATATCTGGCACAGTCAAAGCTGTTGTTGTAGAGGCACTTCCTGTTAAGGTAAGAGTGCCTGAAATAGGGTGAGAGTGACTACCACCTCCACCGGCGGCATTTAAAGTAGAACCCGAACTTCTAGCTAAGTTATCATCTCTGGTAAGAATAGATGAATTACCACCTAAAACAGGGTGACTATGCGATGGTATTTCAGGAGTAGAAAGAGTTGTGTCTCCAACGGCTAATGTTCCTGATGAAGCAGAGGCACTATCTATATTACTAAAAGTTATTGGACCAGATGGAGTTGCCTTTGAACTTGAAAACACAGTTGCAAAAGAGTCACCAGAATTTGCAGCTCCTCCAGAGCCTGTCACCACTTGTAATGTGGTTGTGTTAATTGATGCGTCAGTATTCTGTGTCCAACCAGTTGGAGCTGCAGCTTGGAAGAATAATGCTTGTGACCCAGACGGTATACTAGAAACACCTGTAAGAGCAGACCCATTACCTGAGTAAGCAGTGGCGTTAATAGTGCCGTTGGCTGCTGTTAAGACTGTGCTGTCTACTGTTAATGTGCTTTTTATACTTAAATCTCCAAGTGAGTTTGCAAACAAATCAACCATTTTGTTATCATTTCTATTATAAGCAATGGTGTGTGATCCTTGAACTAACTCAATAGCATTAGCGGCGTGCCCTGTGGCAGCAACCTTTAATGTGTGTGAACCAGTCGTATTGTTGAAAAATATGTAATTCGATTCAACAGCTGGTAAAAATACATGAATATTACCTGTAAGTGCCCCTGTAAATTCTATTACCTTATTAGAAGCTTCTGCAGTCGGATCTGAGTTTGCTGTAGTTAAAGTTACATTAGCTGATCCTGCCACACTCTTAGCTAAATATCCATTTGTAAATGCATCAACCACATTTAAATTGTTATTTGTGTTTTGACCCCATGTGCCTGAGTTAGCACCTGTAGCTTGAAGTTCTAGTTTATATCTATCTGAGTATGTACTTGCCATTTTTTAATCCTTTGTAGCTATTATACTATCTGTAAATTTTAAATTCATTGCTGGCACACTGCAGGAAACAGGTGCATTCAATGTACCACTTAAACTTATGCCTGATATCGTATGTGAGTGAGCCCCGCCTCCACCTGCACTTCCTGAGTTTCTATTTGTGTTACTATTAGACCTGGTAGACTGCGGTCCAGGGTTGTTGGTAAAAAAGTTACCACCACCTCCACTTCGTCCTGCACTACTAGGATGAGTATGACTAGGTAGTTGTGGTGTTGAAAGTGTTGTATCACCAGCCGTAAGTGAGCTTGTTAAAGTAAGACTGCTTATATCAATTGGAGCAGAGGGTGCTGACGCAGATTTAGATCCTGTAAAAACAGAGCTAAATTGATCTGAACCACCTGTACCTCCACCAGTGCCGTTTACGACTTGTAAACAACACTCAGTTAATGTTGAAGTGGTATCTGTTGTAAATCCTGTTGGTGCGGATGTTTGAACGAATGTTGCTTTAGTTCCTGCAGGAAACTCTTGAACACCTGATAGGCCAGATCCATCCCCAGTAATAGTTGTGGCAGCGACAACACCATTAGCATTTAAAGATATATTGTCACCAATTTGAATTTTACCTTTAGCGGAAAGATTACCAAATGAGTTAGCAAATAAATCCACCATCTTATCACTTTTATTATACATGATAGTATGTGCGCCTTGTGTTATGGCCACACCATTTGAAGCGTGTCCTGTAGGAGCCACTGTAAGAGTGTGAGATCCTGTAGTGTTATTGAAAAAAATGTAATTTGATTCTACTGCAGGAACAAAGACAGTTATTGAACCTGTCAAAGCTCCTGTAAATTCTATCACCTTATTAGCTGCCTCAGAGTTAGGGTCTGCGTTAGCAGTGGACAAGGTAATGTTAGAAGATCCCGCCACAGACTTAGAAAGGTAACCTGCATTGAAAGCATCTACTGATTGTAAATTTGTATTTGTATTATCACCCCAGGTGTTTGCATTTGCACCTGTTTCCATCAACTCTAATTTTAATCTATCTGAATACGTACTTGCCATGTTAATCCTTACTACACACTATAACGTTTGAGTGTGCAACATCCATTCCTGGCACTGAAAATGCAACCGATGGTGCAGCAACAGTTCCTGAAACTGAACCGGCTCCTGTAATTGGGTGGGAGTGACTACCTCCACCTCCTGTAGAACCAGAACTAATAGTGTTCATAGCACCAACTGATGCGGTTCCCGGTCTTCTTGAATAACTTGGATTAACACTAGCGTATGGGTGAGTGTGACTTGCAATTTCTGGAGTTGATAAAGTTACATCACTCGCAGTGCCACCACTAACAGTTAGCGGAGATATATCACATGACGCAGAGCCAGAGGTTGTTTTCGAACTAACAAAAACAGCATCAAAGTCATCTGAGCCACCTGTGCTTGCAGTGCCTGATGTAATAATTCTTAATGTGGACTTATTTAAAGCAGCAGTCGTATTTTGAGTCCATCCTGTCGGTGCTGATGCTTGTAGAAAAACCATTTGTGTTCCAGCATCTAAAGTGCTAACACCACTTAATGTTGAGCCATTACCTGTAAAAGATGATGCAACTATCTGACCATTGGCTCTAACAGTAACATTACCTGCAACGTTACCTACACCTTTAAAACTTACCGCTCCAAGTGAGTTAGCAAAAAGGTCAACCATTTTATTACTTGCATTATTATATGCGATTGTATGTGCCCCTTGAGTAATTGTGATTGCGTTAGCTGCATGACCTGTTGCACAAACTTTTAAAGTTTGTGAACCCGTGGTGTTATTAAAAAATATATAATTATTTTCTACAGCAGGAATGAACACGTGTATGTCTCCTGTCAACGCTCCAGTAAACTCAATGACTTTGTTTGCGGCCTCTGCAGTCGGATCAGCATTACCTGTCGTCAAAGTTACGTTTGCTGAACCTGCAACAGATTTAGATAAGTACCCGTTTCCAAAAGTATCAATAAGTTCTAAGTTATTATTTGTTCTTGTGCCCCAAGTATTAGCATTGGCACCGCTAGCCATAAGCTCAATTTTTAATCTATCAGTATATGTGCTCATTTTTTACAAATATATATCAGCAGTTATGCTGCGTCAACCTCCGTCCATGTGTTGCTTGCTCCAGTCACAACATTAGCCCATGGTGTGCTAAATGTTTGGCCTAATTCAAACGTAGAGCTTAATCCTGTTAAATCTACTATCGCTGCTCCAGACGGAGTAACAGTTCCAGGTGTAAACGTCAAAGCCACTGTTGAAACAGATACAATTACACCTGTTCCGGTTTGTATTGTAGGTGTGCCTAAAGCCGTGTTCATCGCCACACTGCTCAAGGTCACTAGGGCATCTGCTTCAACAGAGGCCGTTCCTAAGGCTGTTGCGGCGGTAACACCTACAGGATCTACTTGTGTAAATATATCAATGAAAGGAGTGCCAATTGCAAAATCTAATTGATCTGAAGGTGCTATAACATCAACATTACCCTCACCTGTTATACCTGATGCTCCTGATAAAGCAGCTCCAACAGTTAAACTACCTAGGGTTACTTCTGATGTGCCGACTTGTGAGGTTGTACCAAGAGTGCTTGTTAAGTCTAAACCAGTTACAGATACAATTACACCTGTGCCAACCTCTTGTGTAGTCGTACCAAGTGCGGTCGACATAGTGACAGCGCTTACATTTGTAATAAATTCAATGTTAGCGTTCCACTCAAAAGAACCCCACTCAGCTCTGCCCCAACCTGCATCTACAGTTCCTGAACCTGTTTCAGTTCCAACTGCAAAAGAGGTTAATAAACTTCCAAGGACAACGCTTGTGCCCTCTCCTACTGTAACTCCTGATAATTGTGTTTCGAAAGAAACACCTGTTGGGAAAAATACGTTTTCAGGTTCACCTACCGCAGTGCCTAAAGCAGAAGTTACTTGTAATGAATTTAAAGTAACTACACTGTCAGCAACTACGCTTTCAGTTCCTAAAGTTGTTGATGCAGAAACACCTGTAACAGATACTGTTATAGAACTTTGTTGGCCCCAAAAGCCTTGCCCCCACGTGCCCTCATTCCAAGCATCTGCCATGGTAATGACCCTTTATATTAAGATAATCTTAATATAGCGCTTGATGCATCGTTAGTTGGGAATGCGATTGTAAATGTACCGTTAGTTGAAGTTTTTACACTACCAAAGTCCAAAACTGCAATAGCTGCATTTGTGTTACTTGAGCTATTATTGTATATCAACGCTGCTTGTGCAGAAATAGTAGCTGAAGTAAAACTTAAGTTTGCAAAGTCTACAAAAGCTGTTGATGCTGTTGCACTTGTTTTTGTTAATCCAATCGTTGGACTTGTTAATTGCGCTCCACCACTTGTGTAAGTGCCTGAGTTACCTACTTCGTTAGTAGCTGAAAACGCTGTTGTGTTTCCATTCAATGTTGCAGAATCTGTGTAAAGGGCTAACTTGATTGTATCATTATCAATATCGTGATCACCCGCTAAGAGCTCCTGCTTAAATGAAGCACATACTGCTTGATTTATCGCCATGTTTTATGCCCTCCTTAGGCCTTTGGGTCTGCCGATGGTAAAGGTACTCTTAGTACACCATCAGTATACTCATCTCTTCGTTTACGTCCCATCTGCTCGTTAGCAAAAGCTGTTAGAGCTGTTTGGAACTTCTGCGTGTATAATTGCATATCTTGAGTATTTTTCAAGTATGAATAAGCTTCTGACAAAACACCATACAATAATACCTCGGGTGCATTGTTAGAAACAAAAGTTGTCGTGCTAGTGCTACCAGCACCATTGCCTAATCGCTCTGGAGTTTCGTCATACCACATCTCAACTGTGTATGCTATGTCTGGAGTAGGTGCCACCACTAACGTGTTGTTATCCCAATTGGCCCAATATTTAGGCTCACCTGTAAAATTAGAATCTGTTGTAGATCTCTCAACTGCATATTCATCTATAAATGTAGTATCTACTTGTTCTAGCCAAACTATAGTACCATCTGACTTGTGTAATTGTAAACCTCGTGCAAACCTAAAACCACCCTCTGGCCCTGAAACATCTAAAAAAGAATTATTTGCTTGAAAAGCCGATGTTGCATATCTTCTTTGTGCATCTGAATCTATTAATCTGTCAATTTGGTTTTCTATATTAGTTATAAAAACGTTTACCACACTATTAGATAATACGTCACTTGTTACCTCAGTATAGTTTCTAACATTATCTAATAACTCTGAATAATTCATGATATCACCACACTGACTGTACCAATACTTGATCCAATAAGCAACTCTGTGCTTTGTGTAGAAGGTATCATACCATTAGACTCAAACGCTGAATCTCCAGGTGCTCCAGCAAAAACAGTAACAGGTTCTTGTCTAGCTGGTCTAGGATCTTTTAATGCGATTGCATCAGCAGGATGATGACCTGGATCTAACTGCGGATGTTTTGGCTCAAAACAATCTGGGCAAGTAAATAATCCGTTCCATTCTTGTCTAAGCTGTAAGTATTTGTACTGTTGTCCGCACCTATCACATAAAGCTATGGCACGATTACCGTTTGCAAAAGTCATCTATTACCCCACGTAAAAGCTTCTAGGCACTATGTTGACAGAGGTTGATTGACTGTCCTCAGTCAATGCCCTTTGTAATTCTGCCTCATATCTTCTTTCTAATTCTTGTGATCTTTCTGGTGCTATCTCTTGTCCTAGATAGTATGCTAAACCCGCAACCGTACATGGTAAAAATCTAAAAGGTGCATCAGGTTGATTTGTGTACTCACCTACGTCTTCTATTCTACCAACATAAAAATAATTAAGTTGTGTATCTGTAGTATCTGGAGTTTGGTATACGTTTATTTCTACGTTAGACAGATTTCTCTGTACAAAGTATTGACTAGGTTGACCTTGTTGAAATTTGTTTGGTATGTTTTCATATTCTGATCTTGATATTTTAGTCATGCTAGTATCTGTAGTGGTGCT